TCATGCACGAGCTAAAAGCGGGCAAGGCCAAGGCCAGCGCCAAGATCGGGCAGACGCTATTTAATCGCGCTATCGGCGGGGAGACGGCTGCGCTCATCTGGTGGACGAAGTCGCAGATGGGGTGGAAGGAGAAACGGGAGCTAGATATATCAAACCCCGATGGAACCCTAAAGCCCCCGACCGCTATCAACATCGTCCCCGTGGATGTCCCCGCTAGTGAGTGACCTGCAAATCGGCCTACCGCGCAAGATATGGGAAGCCTACAGGCCGCCGCGCGGGGCTGTCCGATACCGCGCGTTCTACGGTGGGCGCGGCTCTGGCAAGTCTTACTCAGTCGCACTAATGGCGGCGCTGTGGGGCACTACCGAAAAGCTTCGATTTCTTTGCACGCGCGAGTACCAAAACTCGATTAAAGAATCATTTCACGCTGAGCTGAAAAACGCCATCGCATCAAATGAGTGGCTTGCAGAGCAATACGATGTGGGCGTTGACTACCTGCGCCATAAAGCCAACGGGACGGAATTCATATTCAAAGGGCTTCGATCGAATATCGAGAGCGTTAAATCGATGGCGCAAATCGATGTTTGCATTATCGAGGAGGCCGAGACCGTACCGCCTGAGAGCTGGCGCGCCCTGCTGCCTACCATTCGCACGGCTAAGAGTGAGCTGTGGCTGATATGGAACCCCAAGCGCCGCGATAGCTGGGTCAGCAAGACCTTCCTATTGGCCGATGCACTGCCACCGCGCACGCACCTAGCGCAGGTTAATCATGGCGACAATCCATTTTTCCCGCCAGTGCTAGAGGAGCAGCGCGCGCATGATGAATCGACGCTAGACCCAGCCCTTTACCGCCATGTGTGGATGGGGGAGTTTTACGAACAGTCAGATTCGCAGGTATTTGCAGGCCGCTGGCGGGTGGGCGACTTCGAGCCGCAAGGAGACTGGGGAGCGCCGATGTTTGGCCTAGACTTTGGATTTAGCCAAGACCCGACAGCAGCGGTCAAATGCTGGGTGCATGAATCGAAGCTTTACATTGAGGCGGATTACAGCCGTGTGGGGCTTGAGCTGGATAGCACCGCCGAGGAATTGATGCGGGTGATGCCTGGCATTGAGCGCCACAAAATCGTGGCCGATAACGCGCGGCCTGAGTCGATTAGCTACCTGAAGCGCCACGGCTTGCCGATGGTGACGGCCTGCAAAAAGGGTAAGGGGAGTGTTGAGGATGGTATTATTTACCTGAAAACATTTAAGGAAATCGTTATTCATCCACGGGCGAAGTCGATAGCGACCGAGTTTGAGCGCTACAGCTACAAGGTCGATAGGCAGACGGGCGCAGTGTTGCCTGAAGTGGTAGACGCGTATAATCACGGCATTGACGCGCTAAGATATGCGCTTGAGGATAAAATGCGGGCACGCGGCGGATTTATGTTTGGGCGCGCTTAAGGACACCATGGCACTATTTGATTTTCTCAAGAAAAAAGCGCAGACCCAAATGGGAAGCGCGGTTTCCATTGTGTCAGGCGGCAAGGCATGGCAAGCCGCTTGGCCAGACTGGGACGCCAAAGCCGCCACAAAAGACGGCTACAAGGCCAGCGCCTGGGTGTATCGCTCGATTGCTCTGCGTGCTAATGCCGTGGCATCTGTGCCCTTCGTAGTCGAAAAGCGCACCAGTGATGGCTGGGAGCGCGTCCCAACGCACCCGCTGCAAATCCTCCTAGACAATCCAAACCCCGAAATGGGGCAATCCGAATTGATGCGGCTAATGGTCACGCACTTAGACCTGGCTGGTAATGCCTATTGGCTGAAGGTGCGCGACGGGGCGAATAAACCAGCTGAGCTGTGGCCTATGATGCCGCCCGAGGTCGAGGCTGTAACGGGCACGAATGAGCTGGTGAGCCATTACAAGCTGCGCCAAAATACCCAGCTAGCGGCTCAAGATGTGGTGCACATTGCCTACACAAACCCTGATAGTTTGATCTATGGCCAAAGCCCGCTGCAAGCAGCTGGCAAGGCGGTCGATATTGATAACGCGGCGGCGGCTTGGCAAAAGATAAGCATGCACAATCGCGGCGTTCCCGACGGCGTGTTTACGCTTGCGGATGATGTGACGCAAGAGCAATTCGAGCAGGCCAAGGCGCAAATTAGCGAACAATACGCGAACCAAGGCAACGCCCGTGGCCCGTGGGTTGTCGCCCGCTCCACTTGGACGCAGATGAGCCTGTCGCCAGCCGAGCTGGATTTTATTGCCACGCGACTAAACACGCGGGAGGAGATCGGCGTGGTATTTGGCACGGCTGAGATGCTGGCCAGTCTAGCCAATGCGAACAAAGCAAGCGCAGCCGAGGTGCGCAAAAGCTTTTGGTTGGACACGATCACGCCCCTGCTGGATGAGCTTAACTCAGCGCTGAACTTGGCTTTGGCGCGTGAGTACGGCTCAGATATACGCATCACCTACGACACTTCAGGCGTTGCGGCCTTGCGCGCGGACGGTTCAGAGATGCTCAAGATAGTGCAGGGCTATTGGGCGATGGGAGTGCCACTCAATACGCTGCTGCAACACTTCGAGATCGGCTTGGAAGAAGTAGAGGGCGGCGATATTGGCTACCTGCCAGCTGGCGTGTTGCCTGTTGGCTTCAGCCTAGAAGACGAAATGGCGAAAGATTCAGAGACCGTAAAAGCACTGGCAGCGCTAGCGTATGGCACGAAAAAGGGTTAAGCCACAACACCTTGCGGAAGCGCGCGTAAAAGACGCGATGCAACTTCGCATTGCCGCTGGGTCAGCCGTTCTATACCGCGGCGTTTTGCGGCGTGATTATGAGGCGCTGGCTCAGGCGTACCGTGAAACGGGCGAAGTGGTTGAGAGCGCGGTTAAAGAATCGGACATGGCGAAAGCGCTAGCGACGAACTGGGAGCGCACAGCCAAGGCCGCTGGCGGGCGCACGCTCATGCAGCTAACGTCTAAAAAGCGTTATCACTGCGCCGTGCACACCAAGGGCATCATGCAAGACCTTCTAGCGCGTGAGCTGGTGGGCTATGGCAAGCGGTGGCTGGGGAAAAAGATATTGCAGGTATCGACTACCACTATCGACCAAGTGCGCGGAATTGTGCAGCGGTTCGATGGTGAGGACATCAATACCATAGCAAACCAAATATCGACCCTTGGCGCCGCGCTTTCGGGCTATAGGTCTATGACCATCGCACGCACCGAGACACACTCGATAGCTAACTGGTCGAGCGACGAAGTTGCCAAGGCGACGGGTGACAATATCGAGAAACAATGGGCAGCGACTATAGACGATCGAACACGGGACGATCACGCCGATGCAGATGGGGAAGTCGTCCAGATGGGCGGAATGTTCGAGGTGGGCGGCGAGGAACTAGAGTACCCTGGCGACCCTAACGGATCACCAGAAAATGTAATACAATGCCGCTGTCAAGCCCTCTATATAGATTTGGACTATCAATAAATGCAAATCAAAAGCTTTTCACTAAAAGACGGTGGGGTCGATATTGACGCTCGCACCTTTGAGGGTTACGCCTCCACTTGGGATAAAGACCTAGTGGGCGACATCATCATGCCAGGGGCTTTCACCAAGTCGATAAATGAGGCTTTCCCTGCCAAGCGCATCAAAGTCCTGTGGAACCACGGCGAGCCTATAGGCATGCCTATCGAGATGCGCGAAGACGAGCGCGGCCTGTTCGTTAAAGGCAAGATCAGCAAGACGGCGCGCGGTGATGAGGTGTTGGAATTGATGCGTGATTCGGTGGTGGACACGATGTCCATCGGCTTCACGATCCCCGCTGGCAAATCAGAATTATCGGGCGATGTCCGAATCATTCGCGAAGTGCGTTTGATGGAGTTCAGCCCCGTGACCTTCGCAGCAAATCCGATGGCAGCTATCACCGATGTGAAGCGCTTGGGCGAAATGCTGCGGGAGCAAGAATTGTCCGATCAGGATAAAAAGTATCTGGCCTCTTTTGTGGCCGATATCCAAGCACTTGTAAAGGCCGAGCCGCAACGCACTCAGCCAGCAAGCAAGCCGCTAGAGCTGGGCGAAATAAACGCCCTATTTAAAAACTTTGGCGAGAGCCTTGGAGAAAATAAATGACTGAAATCGTAGAAATCAAAGCCGCAACCGAGCAAGCCTTGGGCGCGATGAAAGAGCTTGTTACTAAGCAAGATGCTGAAATTAAATCTTTTGGCGAGGCATCGAAAGAAACCGCCGCAGCCATCAAGAAAATGGATGCTTCGTTTGTGCAGTTGGCCGCTGACCATGCTGGCGCAATGACCCGCTTGAGCGCGATGGAAGCTAAGGGCAACCGTCCAAACTTCGGCGGCGACGAGCGCAAGAGCTTAGGGCAATTGTTCACCGAATCAGCTGAATTCAAGGGTTATGACGGCTCAGGCAATTCGCAACGCTTCTACCAAAAAGACATCAGCAACGGTGTGGGCAGCGCCGCGAATTTGCGCGTGCCTTTCGTTAATCCAACGATCTACGCAAACCCTGATCGCCCGATGTTCGTGTCTGACCTGTTGCGCAAAATCCCTGTCGCGACGGATAGCGTGCGCATCATGCGCGAGAATGTTTTCACGAACAATGCGGCGATTCAGGCTGGCCAGTTGGTAGCTAAAGGCAAATCTGACATCACTTACACAGAGCTTGCTTTGACGGTCGAGACCATCGCCCATTACATCATCGCCAGCCGTCAGATTTTGGACGATGTGCCACGCTTGCAGGCCATGATCGACAGCCGCTTGCAGTACGGTGTGAGCCTGAAAATGGATCAGCAAATCTTGTACGGCGCTGGTGGTGCGAACAACTTCACGGGCATGCTGGTGGATGCGGCGGTGCAAACGGTGGGCACTTATGCCGCGCCAGTTGCCCCTGAAACTGCTGCTACTAAAAAGCTCGATCACTTCCGTAAAGCTTTGACTAAGCTGCAACAGTTCAACTTCTACAATGCGACGGGCGCGTTGATCAGCCCTGAAGATTGGGAGGCGTTGGAGCTGGCCAAGGGCACGGACGGGCATTACATTTGGACGAATGTCAACAGCGGCGGTGAAACCCGTTTGTGGCGCGTTCCAGTCGTAGTGTCCAACGCACTGACTGGCAATGACTTCGTGGTTGGTGACTTCACGCAAGCGGCCTCGCTCTACACGCGCGAAGGCTTCAGCGTGCGTATCAGCGAAAGCCATGCCAACCTGTTCGCTGAGAACGGCATCGCCATCTTGGGTGAAGAGCGTGCAGCCTTCGGCATTGAATTGCCCAAAGGTATCTGCAAAGGTAAATTTGCCCAGACGCCTTAATCGGGTTAGCAGGGGCTTCGGCCTCTGCTCTTTTATGAAGGATTGGCCATGTATATTGCAACACTTAATTTTAGTTTTGGCTCGAGCTTCTACCGCGCAGGCGACGAAGTGCCAGAGCCAACGCAGCACCTGATTGATGCGGGTTTGGTTAAAGAAACCAAGGTCGAAAAGCCGACAGAAACCAAGCAAGAACAAGCGCCGAAAAAGCATAAATAATGACAGGCTTTTACGCGTCAACGCCAAACTTCGTAAGCATCACACCTACGACGCCGCTGACTGCTGCGGCAACGCCTGCGGAGCTGGCTGAGTACTTGGGGCTTATCGCTGACCAAAGCGAGACACCGCCTAATATCGCCATGCTCAATGGCCTGTTGCTGGCGGCTACGCAGGCGGTTATTGATGCGACGGGCGTGCAGATAGTGTCGCGTGATTTTGTGTGCATCTACGACTACTACCCACAAACGCAGCCTGCATTTGGCGGTCTTGCGCCGCTGAATAGCGTGCCTGCGCCGTGGCTGAGTTTTGGTGTGTATCCAGTCACCGAGCTAGCGGGTATATCCGTTGGCGATGACATATTGCCTCCTACTGATTATGAGTACGACGCAGCACGCCTTTGGTTTGCCACCTTGGTGAATGGGCGAATCGGTATTGCATTCACCGCTGGCGCGGCTACCGAATGGGGCAAGGCCGCTGTCTTGGCTGTCGCGGCTTATATGTACGAACACCGTGGCGGCTGTGACGCTGGCGACGCGGTTAAACAATCCAGCGCGTGGGCTTTGATTAAAGGCCAGCGCAGATTTGCGGGCGGCCTATGAAATGCTGCGACTTCAAAGCGTCAGACTTTCGGACAACGGTCGAGCTACAGGCGCGCGCGCGTGTTGCCGATGGGCAAGGCGGATGGTCTGAAGGCTGGGCACTGGTGCGCAAGATACCAACAAAATGGGCGTCTGTCAGTATGACTGAGCGCGTCTTTGCCATGCAGCTACAGGCAGAAGCAAAACACCGCTGTTACATGCGCTACACGACACCCTTGCCACAGGCGGATCAGCGCGTTGTTTACAAAGGCTTGGCCTATAACATCATCGGCGCTACCGATGTCGAAATGATGGGCAAGATTATCGAAATCAGCCTAGAGCAAGGGGTTGCGATATGAGCATGGCGGACATATTCAAGAATATCGAAGCGCTCAAAAGCAAGGCTGAAGCCGAAACTGCGCGGGCAGTCCGTGCGACGGCTCAGGCGATTCGCAATGACGCGATTATTTCCGTCAAATCGCACCTATCAGCGGGCAAGGTTTACACGCGCGGCACGGTCAAGCATGTGGCCTCAAAGCCTGGAAGCCCACCTAATCAAGACCGTGGGACGCTGACCCGCAACATCCGCGTGACAATGAACGATGACCTTACAGCCAATATCAGCAGCAACGCGCCATATAGCGCGGCGCTGGAGTTTGGCACTAGCAACATCGATGCACGCCCGTTTATGACACCAGCCGTAGAAGGCCAGCGCGTCAAGCACAAAGAGCGCCTGCAAAAGGCCATTATGAGGGCAGCAAGCTATGCAAAATGAGCTGCAAAAGGCCATCTATCAAATACTTGCTGCGAGCCTACCCCTGGCGGCTATCGTGGGCGCGCGCGTCTATGACGAAGTGCCACAGGGCGCGGCGTTCCCCTATGTTGTGATAGGCGACGATGATCTGAAGCCGTGGGACTTGGACTGCAAGCTGGGTTTTGAGGCGCTGATCACGATTCATGCGTTTTCGCGCTACAAAGGGCGCAAAGAGGCCAAGGAAATCGGCGCTAAGATTTACGATCTGTTGCATAATGCGAGCATCGTGACGGACAATTTTAAATCGGCGGTCTGCGTATTGGATATGCAAACCACGATGGTTGAGGGTGATGGTGTCACGCGGCATTTAGTAGCGCGTTTTCGCGCTGATTTTTTAAAGACTGGAGCTTGATATGGCGGCAATGGATGGAAAAGATGTAGTTGTAAAACTGACTTTGAGCGGCTCGATGGCTCGCGTTTGCGCGAAGTCCAAAACGGTGACTATCGGTGGTGAGCCGATCGACATCACGCAAGATTGCGACGGCGGCTTCCGTAAGCTAATGGAGACAGGCAGCACGCGCTCGATTGATATAGCGATGGAGGGCTTGATGACGGGCGGCGAAGTGCTGGAGCTTTTGTCTGACCCTACGAAGACTGATTTTAATGTGGCGGGTGAGATTACTTTCCCTGGCCTTTGGACAATTTCAGGCAATTTCTTCATCACAGGCTTTAGCTCAGGTGCTGAAATCGGCGCGGCTACCACTGTGTCCTTCACGCTGCAAAGCTCAGGCGCATGGACACGCGCAGTGCCTACACCTTAAGGGTAAAACATGGTTCGAGACCTAGTCTTTAAATACCAAGGGCAAGACTATGCGCTTCGCCCTACATTTGAGCTGTTGCAAAAGCTGGAACAGGTCAAGCCGTTAATGGGCATGCTTGCTTCAGCACGCGATGGCGCAAGCTTGACCGATGTTGCAGCTTATCTAGCGGTGATGCTTGAGGCGACTGGCAAGAAAGTCGACCGCCTAGAGGTGCTGCAATCACTGTCTGCGCCTGACAGCTCCAGCGTTGACCATGTGCTTATGGAAGTCTTGCGAGCAGCGATGCCGAACCTGTTTGAGAAATCAGCGGGAAAGGCAGAGCCGCAACCAGCGGCGAAGAAAAAACCAGCGACGAAGCTGAAAGCTGGATAGGCTCTAGCTTCGATGTTTTCGTCTGTGCATGGGGTTTCGCGCCAAGCGAATTTTGGCGCACGACCCCTGCAGAGTGGTGGAGAATCTACGATTGCAAGCGGCCTAGGGTAGCTGGCGACGGTTTAAGTGGGCAGGATGTGCAGCGCTTGAGCGCGATGCTTGAGGCGGAATTGGCAAAGGATTGACCATGGCTGAATTGGGAAGTGTGATAGTCAAGGTCGGCGCAGACATCACTGATCTGACGAAAAAGCTAGACCAAGCGGGCAAGAAAACAGACGACGGCACGAAGCTAATTAGCACGCGCTTCATGGCGATGGGCGCTGCTGTCGCTGCTGCTGCTGCTGCGGCGGCTACCGCGATCGGTTACATGGCGCTCAAGGAAATGGAGGCTATCGACGCTTCCAAAAAGCTTGGCGAATCTATCGGGGCTACCGTGACTGGTTTGCGCGCGCTCAATATGGCGGCTGACCTTTCGGGCTTGGAGGGGATGGAATCATCCATTACCCGATTAAATCAAAACCTACGTGCGTTTGAGCAGGGCACAGGACGCGCCCGCGAATCTATCGAGCGGCTGAATCTCGATGTTGCTGCAATGGGCGACATGGATGCCGACCAAAAAGTAGCGTATTTAGCTGACCAAATCCAGCGCTCAGGGATGAGCGCTCAAGAGGCATCGTTCCACTTGAAGCGGCTCGGCTTTGACCAAGCTGAGGCGGCGGGCGTCTTCCTAAAAGGCGGCGACGCTTTCAGGCAGGCGCGTGAGGATGTCGAGCGCTTTGGCCTTGCGGTAAGTCAGCTCGATGCGTCAAAGATGGAAATCATCAACGACAACATCACCAGCACTAAAGCTGCGATGGCTGGCCTAGTCACGCGGATGACGACCGCGCTGACACCCGCGTTCCTAGAGGTCACAGATTCAGTGCTAGCGTCTGCGCGTGGTTTCTTCGATGCTTACAACCAAGTTAGCGACTTCGATAAAGCCACCGACGATGCGGCCGAAGGCGTGCAAGACTTCACCGACGATGGCCGAACACTCCTAACGCCGATGCTAGAGGGCTTGGTACGCCTTGCGGCACTCGCTGCGGATGCTTTCCGCGTGCTCGGCGCGATCATTGGCGCGATAGTGAAATCGGCCACAGGTGGCATCTCAGCGATCAACGCGCTTTTGCAAACCGCATCGCAGGGCAGTGCATGGCTCGATAAAAAGGCGGGCTTCATCTCAGAGGCTGAATATCAGGGCATTGCTAGAGGCGCTGAAAAAGCACGCGACGGAGCCGTCAAAGCCGCTGAAGACACGCGCGCGGCTTGGGGGCGCGTGATGGATGTAGGCGGTGAGGGCAAGTACCAAGCGGCGGGTGAAAAAATCATCGGGGCGATGGCTGCTAAGCGCGCGGCCAACATGGCGATGAAAGACGCGCCAGTCGCGAAGGGCGGGCGTGCTTTTGGGGGCGGTGGCAAAGAGGATAAAGAGGCCAAAGACGCAGCCAAAGCAGCAGCAGACAGAGCCGCCGAAGAAGCCAAGCGCCAGCAAGAAGCAGCGCAGCGTGAGCTTGAGGCCGTGCAGCGATTTTTAGCGTCCAAGCGGGAGCTAGAAGCCGAGGACGCCGCCATGCGCATAGCCGCGCTCGATAAGGCGCGTGAAATGGGTTTAATCGGCGAAAAAATTTACCAAGAATCGATTCTTGGAGTGAAGCAAAAACATGCTGAGAGCATGAGCGCGTTCGAGGATGAAGATTTTAAAACGGCTCAGGAAAAGCTCGATAAAAAACGCGAGCTGGAACTACTGGGCGATGAAGAATATTTCAAGCAGCAAATGGAGCTAGCGGCGGCGCATTACGAACAAAAAACAGAAATGGAAAATGTTCGTTACCAAACAGAGCTTGAGAATTTACAGCTTCGCCGTGATGAAGAATTGATTAGCCTTGAGGAATACAACGCCATGGTGGAAGCGGCGACGCTTGAACACGAGGACACGATGACGACCATTGCGGCTGAAGCAGCAGCGGCGCGCTTGGCTTTGAAGAAGAAGGCGGCTGAATCTGAGGTGTCCTTGTTTAAAACGCTGCAATCAACAATGGCGAGCATGGGGGAGGCTGGGAGTAGAGCTGCGTTCAATATCCATAAAGCGCTGGCCATTTCCAGTGCTTTGATGAGCGCCAAAGAAGCTGTGGTTGGGGCTTATGCAAAAGGCGCGAAGATCGGTGGGCCAGCGCTTGGGGCGGCTTTTGCGGCGGCTGCTGTGGCAGCTACAGCGTCGCAAATCGCGTCTATACGCTCACAGTCTTTCGGCGGTGGCGGCTCAGTCAGCGCTGGCGGTGGTGGCGGTGGAGGCGGCGCGTCTGGCGGCTCGGATAGCGCCCAAGCACCAACAGCAGAGGCAGCGCCAGCAGCTAAACAGACGGTTACAATCTCTCTACAAGGCGAGGTCTTTGGCGCGAAACAGGTGCGCGAGCTTATCGAAAAGATTAACGACGCCACGAAAAACGGCGCAATTCTGAATATGGTTTAAGCATGGCAATAATCGGATCATCTTACACATTGCCAGACTCGCCGATTATCTTGGCGAACAATTTGCTCATCGGCCAGCCTGCGACTGCGACAAGCGCGGCGGACGGATTCCCCGCATCGGCGGTTACGAACCCACTGACCTATGAGCGATGGGCTCCAGCCACTGGAGGCTCTAACGCGGTCACAATTGATGCTGGGGGGGGGGCGCTCGGGATCACCTTCAACACAGTCGCCATCGCTGCGCACACGCTGGGCACGAACGGCGCGACATTCACAATTGCGGGCTTTAATAACCTCTTCGGCTGGGTGGATTTAATCACACAAACACCGGCCACAGACGAGCCGTTTGTGCTGTGTTTCGGAGGCACGAAGTTTTTTTCCAAGCTGCGGATCACCATCGACAAGCAGGCCGAAATAGGCGTTGTTTATGCGGGCTTTCGGCTCAATATGCCACTGAGCATCTACGGCGGGCACACGCCTGACACGCTAGGGCGCACGGTCGAGTACACAACCGCCGAATCGGTCACAGGCAACTTCCTAGGCAGAACCGTCGAGCGCTCAGGCTATGAGGCGAGCTATTCATTCAAGTACCTAGGCGCGGCGTGGTATCGCCAAAACTTCGATAAATTCGCCCGCGATGCCATCACGAACCCGTTTTTTGTAGCGTGGTATCCGTCTAAATACCCGCTCGAAGTGGTTTACGGCTGGACGGATAGGACGATTGTGCCAAACAATAGCGGTCTGAAAGACTACCTAGATGTAAGTTTTACCGTTAAGGCGGTGAAACATGGATGAGAAAACATCAGGCCGCGAGCCGATACAGATCATCGAGATTGAGCAGGACTTTTGCAAGCTGACCTATGGCACAGCGCCATGCACGGCGGCGCTAGGTGTAGGCTCGCAAAATAAGTGCTTCAACACGCTAGCAACCTGCCAAGACGCGCCGCACTTCGACCCTGAAATCAAGGTGTTGCGGTTTTCAAAACCAGCATCCGCGCGCGTACCTATGGTGCATAGCTTCCCTTTCCTGAAAAGCGCCAGCACAGCACCCACGATTATTAACCCGGGCGGCGGTAAAAGCGGATCCAGCCCGCTCGGGCAGCGCGCCGTCTTGCGCGTGAGTATGCTGGACGCGCCTTCTACTGATTCTCAGGTCGATAAGTATTTGGATGAGCGGTCTTACAACTCCTTAGCCAGGGGCACATTTTGGAGCAAGTGGCTGGCGCGAAATCAGTTCTACCGCAACCGCAAAATTCGCGTGCTGGATGGCTACAAAGGCCAAGCGCTGAATGCGTTCATGAAGCGCGAATATATTATTGATGCTATCGATGGCCCGAACTCTCGCGGCGATGTCACCATCACGGCGAAGGATGTTTTAGTGCTTGCCGATGATGATAAAAGCCAAGCGCCAAAGCCATCTAAGGGTGAGCTAGCAGAGGCCATTGCGACGGGCACTATAACGCGCATATTGATCGCGGGCGCTTCCCTGAGTGACTACCCAAGCGCGGGCACAGTGCGCATTGGGCGAGAGCTGTTCAAGTACACAGCTAGCAGCACAGAGCTTACCAACATCAAGCTGACTGGCCTCACACGCGCAAGTGATCGGACGATTGAGGCTGCGCACAAGATCGGCGATAAGGTGCAGGAGTGCTTGCGCTATACCGATATTCGCTGCGATGAAATAGCCTATGAGCTGTTGACCACTTACGGCAATGTGCCTAGCAGCTACATCAATAAACCGGTGTGGGAGGCAGAGGCCGCATTGTGGTTGAATCAGTTCGAGATATCAGCCATCATCACAGAGCCCACAGGGGTAAAGACCCTGCTAGCCGAAATCACTGAGCAATGCCTGTTCCATATTTGGTGGGACGAGCGTGCGCAACTAATCAAGCTGGAAGCGCTCAAGCCGCCGATTTATGACTCGATACCCGTAATCACGGAAGCGAAAAACATCATCGCTGATTCGGTCACGATTAAAGATGATCAGTCGCGGCGCGTGTCGCAGGTTTGGATTTCATACGGCATGCGCGACCCTACGGACAAAGCGGACGATGCGAACAATTACGACCGCGCGCGCGTGAGCGCAAATTTAGATTCAGAGCTGCCTATACGATACGGCGAGAGCAAGATCAAGGCCATTTACAGCCGTTGGTTACAAACAGATGCGCAGGTGGCCAATGTGGGCACACGCCTCTTAAATCGCTTTTCAAAGCCCCCCAAGGTGGTGAAAATCGAGCTAGACGCGAAAGACCGCAACTTCTGGACTGGCGGCATTGTCGATATGAGCGTGGGCGGCGTGGTGGATTACACGGGCTTGCAAGTGCTGACCCGTTACCAGATCACATCGGCCGAAGAAACCGACGCAGGCAGTAAAATCGAGCTAACGCTGGATCAATACGAATACCAAGCGGGCAAACGATACGGGCGATGGATGATTGACCTAGCGCCAGATTACACAGCGGCCACACCTCTCGAAAAAGAGCTTGGCTTTTTTTGGTCAGACGCTGCGGGCAAGATGTCCGATGGGTCTAATGGTTATGTTTGGGGATAAATTATGGCAACTTGGACAACAATCGCAGACGCACGGCTTGAGCCTGATAAACCAGCGCGAAGCATTGATGCTTTGGCGCTTCGTGATAACCCGATTGCCATCGCTGAGAATGCGGCCAATGCGCCAAAAGTGGATCAGTATTATTTATTGATTACCACCTCGACAACTTGGACAGTGCCCAAGACGGGGCAGTATCAGATTGATTTGATTGGTGGCGGTGGCGGTGGTGGAGGCAGCGGCTATGTCTATGGCGCAGGCGGGGGCGGCAGCGGATATGCAGTGTCTAAGGTGCTAACGCTAACGCAAGGAGATGCCTACCCGATAGTGATCGGCAGCGCTGGTGGTGGCGGTGGTGGAGTCAGCGGCGGCGGATGGGGCGCAGCGACCACTGGCTTTGGTTTATCAGCGGCAGGTGGGGGCGGCGGCGGGGCGGCAAGCGCAGGGGGCGCAGGCGGCTGGGGCGCTGGGCACTCCAACGGGTACAACGGCACTGCTGCCAGCGGCGGCGCTGGCGGTAGCGCCCCCCTGTTAATCCCTGACATCAACGCAACGGGCGGTGTGGGAGGCGCTGGCAGCGCAGGCGGCTATGGCTATGGGGCTGGCGGCGGCGGCGGTTTCACCAATGTTGGCGGCGCAGGCGCACAAGGCGCAGTCATAATCAGGGGCATCTAATGGCAACATGGCTAAAAATCGAAGGCGGCATTGTCACGCAAGGCATTGTGATGGGCGACGAACAGGATATGACGCACATCGCGGCGCTTGGGCTTGACGGGCATTGGGTGCAGAGCGACACGGCTGGCATCGGCTGGGCATATGCGGGCGGCGAGTTTACGCCGCCTGTTGCGCCCGTGGTAGTGCCCCAAACCATCACGCGCAGGCAGGGGCGTTTAGCGCTGCTGCAAGCGGGCAAGCTAGACGCGGCTGAAGCTATCGTAAAGGCTGGCGGGCTTGCTGCGCAAATCGAATATGAAGCGGCCACATGGGAGCGCGGCAACGCATATTTACAGCAGATATGGGCTTTGCTTGGCGGCTCGGATAAAGAGCTTGACGATTTATTTATTCTTGCAGCGGGGTTGTAAGATTGACGGTAAAATGATGCGAAAACTAGGGGCTAAAATTGAGCGATGAAACACCATGCCTAAACAAACCCAAGGCCGCCAAATGAGCTACGATCTCCTAAACTCTACCGCGCAAGACGCGGCAATTGCCAAGGTCGCCGCTGGCGCACTCTGCGAAAAATTATCAATCAATTAAGGCATTAAACATGGCAACAACAATTTTAGAAGCTGGCACGACAGCAGCGCAATCCACCGAGGCCAGCCTAGCGGCGGGCGAATCTGCAACACTCTTTCTAGCGGGCGCAGCGGGCGCGATAGTGCCAGATGATGCGGTGGTGGATATCCAGTTTAAGCGCGCCGATGCCACATGGACGCGCGCCTACACAATGAGCGCGGCCTACCAACAGCACACAGCTAAGTTCGATGGGCCTGTCACTTTCAGAGTGTCGCGCCGCGTTGGTGTTGCTGCCGTCGGGGTCGAGCGCGCATGAGCGTCTATCCAGCGGCATTGCCAACCGTACGGCCAGCGGTGCGCAGCGCTTTCGAGCAAGGCTCAGGCGGCGGCGCGGCTTCCATCATCGCTGGTCTTTTCGCCCAAGGCCAACAAGGCTTCTGGCTCCCCTTCACAGACTTCGCGTCGCTTTCGCAAGACAGCGCGGGCACTCTGCCATATACGGCGCTTGAGCAGCCTGTTGGCCGTGTGCTGGATAGAAGCGGGCGGGGCAACCACGCTACGCAGCCGACTAGCACGGCGCGGGGGGCGGTTAGTGCGATGGTGAATTGGCTAGCGAAAAGCGAAGCACTGTCTGTTTCGCCGTGGAGTGGCTTTGGTGGGGTGGTGGTGTCGGATGGTGCCAGCAGTTCGACGCTGACTTTTGGTGCGGGGGTTGGCGGGGTTTCACAGAGCGTTCAAGGTTTTCCACCCGCATCGAATTTAGGGGCGACATTCACACTAAAGCTTATCGCGAATACCTCAAGTCGCGTTTTGTTTTGGGGTGGAGCATCAGCCGCCGGAACGGATGTGGTTTCAATCACGCCACTTGGTGGCGGTGAGTGGCTGCAAACAGTCGCAAGAACTTTCACCAGTGTGGTGGGTGGCAATCCGCAATTCCAAATCAACAGCTCAGTTGTTGGTAACGGGGCGGTTGTCATTGTCCGCGCTTGCTCATTCGTGTTGCCGCAACAGGCCGCCACGCCTTACCAACGCGTAAACACCCCTACCGACTACGACTCTGTCGGCTTTCCAAAATACCTGCGCCTCGACGGTACGGACGACTTCTACACCTGCGGCGGTGGCGGGTATTCGACTGGGTTTTATTATTCGGATGTGGTGCGGCCTATGGGCGGCGCTGGAACGCGGCGCGTTATTTGGTCTGACCGCTCAGGTAATAACGGCTACGAACTGGCCATAAACACAGCTAACAAATTGGAGTTTAGTGCGGGCAATGGCATTGCCATAACCACTGTCGAAACTACACAGTTGGCTGCTGTAGCTGAGGGCAAGCAATACGAAGTGATGGACGATGGCACAAACCTAAGCGTGCGAATTGACGGCTCTGCGCCTGTCACGGTTGCGCGGCCTGTAGTGGCCGCTGGGTCATCAACCATCACACTGTATCGCGGTGCTTCAACTGGCTACTTCAAAGGCCAAATCACCGAGCCAATCTACAGGGCTGGTCCACCGCCAACCGCTTATGAGCGCGGTGTTATTCGCACCTATCAAATGCAGAAAGCTGGCCTATGACCACTTACACTCAACTCACAATAATCTTGCCAGCCGCTGCCCAAGCGCTGGCGCAAGGGCTTTGCGTAGCAGCCGCTGGTGAGGCAGGGTCGGGTATGTTTGTCAATGGCCTATCAGCCACTGGCGAAGCGCCCGCTACCCACTTTATCAGCAGCGGCGCTGT